GTTCCGTTAGTATTACTATTGTTGAAGTAAGGTGTCAGAACTGACGATTCCAAAGTTGTAAGGGTAAAGTTGTTTGTTTCATCTCTACTTGGTGTGTAGTGAAGAAGTATTTCAACATCCTCGGGTGAAACGTCTGCCGGTCTTATAGTTCCATATGCTCCTGTTGCCATTTTTTTTACAATAAATAGTTAATTTTAAAATTTCTGAACATTAAAAAATTTATATCCATAATTTGTTATACCACCTGTCGATGTAACTTCCCCTAATCTTTCAATTCTTTCAAAGGGGGATACTCTACCTCTTTCAATGAATACATTTGATTGAATTTGAATTGGGTCAACAACATTCATCAAGGCTTCTTGTTTTGTTATTCCTGACATAGTTAACCATTCAGGTATTAATCCGTTTGATTGAACTATACTCAAGGTAGTCCCGTCATCATAATCATAGTAATCGACCCCATCGATAGTATAACTCACATATGGGTCGGTGTTCGAACGACCCCAATATGTCCCTAAAACATCACCTACAACTTTTACCTGTTGGTTTTCTTTAAATCTTACAACACCATATTGTAGTAAGTCATTTAAACTACTTTGAGTTTGAGAGGATAATATAATTGGAAGTTGTGTAAATTGTGAACCGACATAATCGTTTATGTTAGTTGAGCTATCATAATTTGTTATATAATCATAACTTATAGGTGTTCCACTCCAACTCCCGCTATTTGGTATGAAAAAATATTGACCATTTGGATTCGAGGGTAACGCTTGTGAATAGGGAGTTGTAATGATATTTTGTGATACCGTAACACCCCAAATACTTACACCCGACAAACTTAAAGTATATGTGTTAGCACCTGTGGGGTATTGATGTAAAATACCATTTTGATTTGTGATTTCAGTTATAGGGGTTCCATCCCCCCAATCTAAAAAATATTTAGTTATCTTAAGATATTTCTTTAAATCTTTTTCTGAAGTGTTATAAAAGTAATAATCGTAGGGTGATTCGGTTGTAGATGAATAAATAAAGTTATTAATCACATCTTGTTGATATATACCACCATCAAATAAGTCATAATATCCGATATCGTTGAAGGTTTGAGTAATTAAAATCGGGATAGTTAAATCAGATAATGTAGATACTCCTTCGGAACCACCTGACAATATCTGACTCATTGATAATTGTATGGTAGTAATACCTGTGGTTACTATAATATTTTCGGTGAAGGATGTTAAATCACAACAAGTCAAATCAGGTACCAATACAGTTTCAGTGCTTGCAGTATAAACTACATCTTTGAATTTATTTTTGATTACAATTGGTGATATCTCTATATAATACTTCTGTAGTTCCATTACGGGTTAACATATTGATACCAATTTATTGGGTCGCTAGAGGACCCTTTTCTGACTTCATTATTTTGTGATGTATAATCAAAAATTTCATAAGTATAATCCGAATAATTCAACTTAACTTTATAATAGAAGTATTCGGATTGATTGAATTTGAATGACCCAATACTAGAAAATGGTCTATTTGTTAATCTTATAAATTCGCCTGTCTTAGCATTGAAGAACTTTGCAGACATATAAAAAGTAGTCAGATTCAAGTAATTTGTATTTTTCAACCAATAAATAAAGAAAGATTCTTTGTTTCCTAAGTAATCCAATGTAAATTTAGGAATTTTGACAGGTTTTAAATCCGGTAAAAATGGTTTTTGGATTTCTATTTTGGTCGATAAATTTGTTGGTATTATAAGTGTTAAATAATTTATTTGTGTTCTACTATCATCAGTATCATACAAATCCAATTTAAAAAAAGATTTAGCAAAACTATTAGAAATAAAATAGGTTTCGTTTATGTCAAACCCTTGTTGTTCATAACTATTAATCCAACTTGTTGGATTTGATAAACTTCCGTTTATAGAATCAAAAAAATTGAAAACATAATTAATATCTGTTTTGGTGGTAAAAGGGTATGTTTTGTTTCCAAATCGGACACAATCAAAGTCTGTTGGTTTTCCAATTACTTCCTCTACGGTCCTTTGTTGAATTTCATCAATCGAATCGTCTTGTCCTAATTCACTCCATTTCAATTCAATTGGTATATCCAAATATTTATCATTGTTTGTTTGCAAGTTATTTGGATTCAAAACCATTTTATATTTACTCACATTCATCGATTGTTGGGTCTTGGATTACGTTTATGAATTGGTTTTCATTTGAACCTTCAGGGACAACTCGGAATGTTGTGATTTCAAATGGGTAATGAACTCCGTTCAAAAAAGGAAAATTTACACCAGCATCTGTTTCATCAACATATCCATAAGTATATACATCTCTCCATCTGAACGATAACGAGTTTTCAGAATACGCCGCATAATTAGGAATACCCACCACATTTTGTGATTCACCTTCTTCGATATACGAAGAAAAATCTCTTACTTTTATTTTGTTGAAGGGTTCATAATAATAACCATATGGGTTTGAATTGAAATTTGCTGAAGACCCTAGGTTAATATTAAAAACGCTATCGTTAAAAACAAATTTGTGATATATTTGACTCAATTCGTTTTCACTGAATGTAAAGTCATTCCACTCACACAAAGCACCATCTAGCACGTCATTTACGACAGGAGGTTTATTGTAATAGAAAGTTCTGCCTCCTTGAGTAAAGTTTTGTAATTGTATATTAGTAAGTGAATTTGTATTCAATTGTTGTGGATTTGAGTCCCACCAAGGGTTAGGTCTATCATTATTCAATTGTAAATTAAAACTGAACCCTTGTCTCAAACCGATGTTGTTTGATATAGGTTTCATAGTCCATCCAAATTTTCCAATCCAAATTTGTGTAAAAAATAATTCTGATACCGGTCTCAATTGATTATCAACAACGTCCTTAAGATTTATGTCTTTACTAAATGATAGAGTATAAGTTTGTCCATTATTTTTGACAGATAATCTTCCTCTTTGGTTGGGGGTTAATTGTTTTGGTTCATATTTTTTTTCAATTCGAAATGGGTTCAACTCAAATCCTGAATTTGTTAAAACCGCATCTTCAGGATTTGTTAGTATTTTATGTTTTCTAACATAATATGTTGACCTAGTGTCTATCGGATGGTCAGGGTTTATTACACGTTTCAAAGTTCCTGTAACATTATCGCTAAATGTATTACCCAAATAACCAACATCAACCAATCCTACAACGTATAACTCAGAGTTAAATGAACCGTCACCCAAATAGTCTACCGAAAATAAATTATTGTTGTTGTATGAAAATGATAATTCAACATATTCACCAACGCTCAAATTATGTTTTAAGGAACAATATAAAAATATGACGGGATGTCCGTTATATTTACCATTTTTAATAACAAATGGTATTCCATCACCACTCAACCACGAATGTGCAATATTGGGGTAAAATAGATTTTGACATTGTAGAAACTTATTTGAGTCATTTTCATAGGCATAACTCAAATAAAAATTCCAGTTGTATGAATTAGCTTTAGATGTTTCGAAATCTATGTGTGGTTGTGTGACAGGATTTATTGTTGGTGTTGTATATCCTTGGACATTATTATCAGTTCTTATCAAGTCAAATTCGAAATATTGTGGGTATCCTGACCATAATATAGAATCGGCTTGGTCGCTACCACAGGCGGCAAGTGCCGATGATACTGAGTTTACATAATATAAATTATCTCTGAAAGGTTTGTAATTGGTTTCACCAACATATGAATTGTCAAATAAAAATGTTATTTTAGTGGATGGTCTGAATATATCGGATTTTTGTCTTTCTTGGAAGAATAACTCAGCTAAATTTATGTCTTGAATTCTTTCAAATTCTGCCTCTTGTAGGAAGTTTTGTTCCAAATTAAGACTCAGTCTTGAATCAACATCGGGGGATTCGGCGTTTCTTGCAGAACCTAAAACAATCTTGTATGTATTATTTAAACCCATTAATCTAAAGTATTTTCAGTATCTACCCATTTTTGTATGAATCTGTCCATAGCGGAAGCACCCCTACTTAAACCAAAGTAAAAGTAAAATGGACCACCCACAGTTATCACATTTTCATTTGAAATTTTAGTGAATTGACTGACAAAGTAAGGTGGTGGTGCTGGTGGCGGATTAATTTCTTCAGTTATTTCTCCATTATTATCTACTGCATAAATATATCCCTTATAAAAATCATTTTGACTAAGATTCATTGTCTTGAAAAATCTTGATTGGTCATTCAATCTATCCATAGATTGGTACTTGAAGCTATGGAATACGTCGGTCCCTTGTTTTATACCAACGGTATACCAATGCCCTTTCTGAGTCCCAAATATATTTGGAGTTTCGCTATTATCCTGTATCGCCCATTGATAAAACGGCACTAATTGGTCTCTGACAGGTATTGGATTAAGATTACAAGCATTAACGTCTAATCCCGCTTGTAAGTTATAGACTAGTCTTTTTGGTGAAATAAAATCTCTATTTTGGGTAAAAGATGAAAAGAAAATACCGATGACAGCATCTCCCGCTCCAGAATCTCCATTGAAGTATATTGTCTGTTGCACGTTAGATGTTTCGTCTTGCGGGTATGCTTCAGCATCAAATGGTACGATACCAAATTCAGAATTCATAGAAATGAGTTGAGCATAGTCTGAGTCAACCATATTTTTATTTCTGACGTTGAAATCGAATGGTTGTGGATAATATGAATTCACTTTTCTTTCCCTTGTGAAATAATTCAGTATACTAGCTCCTCCGACTCCAAAAAATTGTTCCAAAAAGTTCGTATTGGCCAGTCTTGAAATTACAAATAAATTCAATATTTCGTCTATATCATTGAATGTTGTTGTTGGAATTTTGTTAACAACATAACCTTCATATTCCTCTGAAGCACTTTGACTTAAAAATTTCGATATCTCATCTCTAGGTCCTAAGTCCATTAAAGTTGTGGGAAACATGAGATTTTTCATATTTCCGCCGAAATAATTCCCAATTAGAGGTTTATTTGCCTTCCTACCAATAAATCCGTCGAAAGTCCCTTCCCTGAAAGGGCTACTTCTATAAAAGAAATTGTTGGTTGGTCTATGGAAATACACAGTGTCTTCACAAGTCTTATTATAGGGTCTATTATATCTAGTGTCAAAAAACCTGTCGTTTTTGAATGAAAACGGAAATAATGTACCATTTATCCAACTATTAGTGAACATATGTCTAAATACTCCTTGACATATTCCAAAAAAAACTTTTGCCCTCGATAACCATTCAAGTAAAGTTATAATATCCACGGGTAAAGATATCAAAGGTTTGGTCACAAGTTGATAACAATTATTTTTGAAAAATTGAACGTTTCCTGGATTTTTTCTAGTGCAGATATCTATGGGGGCAATCTCTATTGTATTAGTTATATCATTATACTTGTAACAATCAAATGGGACCAAAGTTGAGTTGTCCTCACCGCATGTAAATGATGATAAAACTTCATTGACAAAACCAGGATTTGTGTCACCTGACACGTTATCTCCATTGTCATCACCACTATAACCTCCACCTCCAACAAACGAACCTGAAGATGCAAATGTTCCGTCTTCGGATACTTTAAAAATAGCAAATCCTGTATTTTGTTGTAATGCCATGTGGTTATTTCCATTCACAAATTCGTAGGTCGACGTTGGTAACCTGTCTGACCTCATTACGTATCTTCCTTGTTGACTATGTTGTATAGTCATTTCCATTGTGTCAGAATATATTCTAGAGTGGTATACTCCTTGAACTCCATAAACTCTATTGGATTCGCTCATTCCAATCCCACCCCAAGAAAGGTGAGCAAAACTACAACCTTCTACATTCTCCAATCGCACATACCCATTTCTTGCATATATATTACTAGAAAATTCAGGATTTAGGTAGTTACTTGTAGGTCTAATTTGTCCGAAAACATTTGGAAAATTTCCGTCTTCTCGGTAGCTAGAACTAGACAAGTTAAAATTATTGTTAAAAATGTTATTATTTATTTTGGCTAGTCCATTGTCCGAAATTACACCTCTTCCTACCCTATATTCACTAGTGCTCAGAGCACTAGGTAAATATTCTGGTAAGGAACCAAGCGTAGTGGCGTCCAAACTTACGTAGTATCTGTGTAATCTAGTATTGAATGGTTGAAAATTTTGAGGAATTATATTCAAATTATTGAATGTTTTGAAATATAATTTTTGGCCATTAGCGTCCGTATCATCATTATTAGAAATTTGTTCATGTCTAATACAATTATATCCTCCTTGTATAGGAATGTTCGGATGGTAGTTACCCTCAACATATTCAAAGGTTTCTACTTTACCGAATAATCTACCTATATCATATCTAACAGGTATTTTTGGGGTATTGGGGTCAACCCCCCTTGTCATTATTAACACACCAATATCTTGATAACCATCTATATATCCGTATCCATAATTTGGAAATTCGAAAAAAGGACCTGCAGGGTCGTCACTAGGTTCATTAATGCCCCAAGGAAAGAAAGAAAAACCACCTTTGACCGCATTGAAGAAAGCAGCTTGTTGGAGTGTTCTTTGGATAAATGCATTTCCGTTGCCCCCTTGTGCTAAAGATTGTGCAGTTCCCAGGTCATAGGTTTTTAATACTTGGAAATACTCAATATCCATTGGGAATTTAAATTGTGTCTGAGTGTTCCCTGTGATGTTTATCACATATGGTTGGTCTATGTTACTTCCGTTACCATTTGGATTTGCATAACTTACTACGATATTTGTTAATCCAGTTACACTTGTAACGCCAGTTGTGGCACTTAATACGTTCAAATCTTGTGATAAAGTTGAATCTTGGAAGGCCAATAATTGACCAGGTTGATACTGTGATATTTGGTTTTTACCGACGAAAACTATCACAACATTGTCGTAATGGTGCTTTGTAGTACCTGGTTCGAAACTAACTTTAATTCTATTCCAATCTTCTGCCGGTCCAGAAGTGAAGTATTTAGCTTTCGCATTCCAAAGATTGACCCGTTCTGCAATAGGTAGACTTGTAGAGAACCAACCTTGTTTTGGTAAATCGGGACTCGTTGTGTCAACCACGTTACCACCACCATATGCGTATGGTGGAAGTCCGGCACCTCCTAATGATACTTGAATCGCTGTCAGTCTATTCTGACATCCCTCAGGGTAGTCTTCCCAATTGTCGGAATTACAAGGTGGGTTGCTACCTTGTGGTATTTTATATTGAAAAATATTAGTGAAATCATATAAACTACCCGCAGGTGCGTTTTTAGTAAGTTGTGCTGTCTGTTCTGCATATGGGTCATCTTCAAAATCCTCAGCATCTTCATCAATACAATCACAAATTTCACAATCAGGGTATGTTAGGTTTGGTAACCTGATAATCATTTTTTTCCATAATTGTAAAAGGTCCTGAACTAAATCTCTCAAATCTCCAAAATCAGGACAATTTACTCCATTACCTCCGAAAAATTGACTAATACCGTTTACTATGTTACATATCAAAATAACAATAAGAAATATAATTGCAATAATTACTACTAACGGTAGTATCAAATATTTCAAGATAAAAGCAACAACATGACTTACAAGCAATAAAGAGAATAATTGTGGTTTGAACGTTAATAAAACATATGAAAACAACAAATATAAAAATGTTGATTTATACTGAGCGTCATTGGTTGGAAAAGGATTTGATGTTGATTGACAACTTTCATCAGTGATATCTTTTATACCTAGAAATTTAGTGTTCGAGAATCCTCTTCTATATTGGTCTATTAACTGAGAAACGGTATATACCTTATTATATCTCATTTCATAAAAGGTATCCTCACAATTGATAGCCGTTTGTTCATCAGCATAATCATCCCAAGATAAACTAAAAGAATATGACCTTTCTACTTGATATTTTTCAAAAGGTTCAATATTGAAAGACATAGAACCTTGAATTATCGGTTGAGTAGTATCGTCAAATGTTACAGTAACTTGTAAACTTTGACCTGGCGATACGATTATATTGTCTTTTTGTGTGATAGGGACTCCGTCTAATATGAAAAAGTATTCTGATACGTTGATTTTGTTTAATACTTTCACTACACCGTCTCTAGGAAGTCCTTGTAGAATACTCAAAGTTTGAGTGTTAATTATCGCACCAGGAATAGGTAATGACGCAAATTGTAATACTTGAGTATCTCCTAAACCTCCTGGAAAGGAGTTGTCGCTCGGGTCTTGGTCATATTGTTCCCAACCATATTCTCTAATATTAGGAACTAAAAAATAACCTCTTTTTACAGGTTCACTTAGTGTTGGTTGTTGTTGCCATTTAATCTTGAATCTATATTTAGCGGAAGATGGGACACCAGTTTTCGGGTCGTTCGATATAATTCTTTGTCCAAACTCATCAGTTGTGATGTAATCCATATTCATCGGAACATCAACTAACCAAGTTCCATTTTCATCTATAACGTTACCATCGTCTTCGAAATTAAAAATTTCTAAAGCGGGTCTTCCTTTTTCATCTTCGAATATTGTCTGTCTAATAGCCTTGATTTGACCAGGTCCACTTACCAATGAACACTGATTCCCCGCATTTTTATTAACCCTACATTTGGTTTTTTGAGCTTGCTCCTCAGGTGTAGAAATTAACGACCCCATAAAAATTGCCGTAGGTTGGATTTCCAAATTAGCCTCCAACCCTAAATCAAAATCAGTTCTTGTAATAGCAATCTGACATAAATCAGGGTCTCCCCAAAATGGTGCAACTTCTATTGTTCTTACAACATTTATAATTTGTGGTAAGGTATTTAAATTTTCTGAAGTTTTGAATCTTGTTCCGTCTACTTGTGATGGTGTTGCTAAACCTATCCTTACCAAATCTTGCGGAGAAAGAGAAAATTCACCAATATCTGATAAATCAACATCCATAACCAATGTTTGAACACCAATTGGAACTCCGAATATCATAAAGTCCCCACTTTCATTTGTTTGGACCGTGAATTTATAATACTTGTCGTATAATTGAACTACCGTTTTGTTTGTCAAAGCATCCTCTCGAGTCGGAAAAGTTCCTGTTGCTTGATGACCAGGATAACTCGGTTCATATGGTAATAAATTATATCTATAACCATCTTCATTAACCTCAGCTACTGACTTGTAAGGATAGATTGTATTGATAATAGGATTATCTTCGTCTTCCTCACTTAGAGGAATGAAAACCGATATCTTGGCATTAGGTATTCCGTATCCATTATTGACTAATACTCTACCTACAACTACTCCATAATCGGAGCATTGTTTTTGATATACGTCACTTTGGAGAAGTTTCAGAGAAAGTATTTCTAATAAGTCAAAATCCTGTTCTAATTTTACGTTTAATTGTTTTGCGGTATTTTGACCAACTTCGGTTCTTATTCTAATCGTTTTCGGCATCAATTATTTTTTTGATAAATAGTATTTATTCTATTTTATCTAAAAAAATAGACAATGGTTTAATAAAATAAATTGTCAGGAAAAATTAAGCGTTTGTTGGTTTCTCACTCTAACCAATATATCTTTACCAGGGAACCTAACTTGGTAAATTTGACTAGGTTGTGCATATATAGTATCGTCAATAAGCCCTATTTGTCTTGTTGCCGAATTGGAATAACTTTGTGAGGTTTGGGATGAAGAGTATTGACCTCCAACTAAGTTGAATATGTCCATACCAGCTATTGAAATAACACCATTTATATCCTGTATGTTTTTTCTTATCTCTGAGACATAAACATTTGAACCTAATTCTATATTACCAGGATTAAAGTAGTTACTAATGACATTTATAATTTCTGAGACCACAGCACCTTGATTTTGTGACGCATCTAATACCACTGATATATCGAACTTCAAGTCAACAACCTGAGCAACGGTAATACTTATATAATCATTCATCATTCTATAGTTAGATAGGTAATTCGCTAAATTACTTTTCAATGTTTCAGAAATAATTTCACTTAACTTACCATTATTATCATATGAAAGTAGTTGTATTACAACTTTATTATCGATTTCGGTAATCGATACTTTAGCCGGAGAACCGAATTTGGATGGCATGTTTCTTATCACCGCTTCGTAATCACTCACAGTAACTGCTCTATTTTGTGCGGCGAAATTGTATGTCACATAATTTCTAACCTCTTCGATGCTAGGTGTATTTAACCCACCAATAGCTGCTGTTATATTATTACAAGTTAATGAGTTAACAACATTTGTATTTGTTGACTCATTAGGTCCATTAACAAAAAATGACGCATTTGCCACTTGGTTTATAACATTTACCCCTAAATTACTGACCAAACCTCCACCTACTCTATATTGAACAAATATTGTTGAATTTGATTTCAATGTGCTACCTAACGCAAAGTTGTTCGAGTATTTTTGTAGATTAAGTGGTGTTCCGTTTCTTGCAAATTCTCTTAATAATTCATCGGTTGATTGACTACCTCCACCAAAAGTCATTTTAAAAAATCCTTCAGGTGTGAATTCTGTAATAAATTTGTTTGAGGTTTGTAGATATCTCCCTACTTTGATGCCAGGTTTATCGGATGGTCTTGTTGGGTCCTCTATGAAGACCTTATCTTGAATCAAGGCATCAACTTCATACCATCTGTTTTCTAAACCTAAAAATTCTTGGGCACTCGGAACGTTTGCGTATTGTGTTCCATCTTTCAATAGAACACTTGTAACACCTAATACATTTTTTTCAGGTAAAAACATTTCAAAAAATGGTCTTACGTCATTTGCATTTACAACTCTTTTGAATACTTTTGTAATACCATTAACAACAGGTTCTCTTTTTGTAATCCTATATGAAGTTATAATATTATTGGCATCGAAAATAGGAACTTTGGTTCTATTTAGATTTCCGTCGGAATCAAAGTTAGAAGAAAAATCAATATCATTTAATGTTTCGAAAACTTGTCCCGCACCTGTAACTTGAGCCCCTCTCCTAATTATACCACAATATCTCAAATCTTCTCTATCACCGAAAGGGGGAACTATTATAGAAAATTCTGTAAGTGCAACCGATGGTCTTAGACCAGGAATTTTTAATCCATAGGTTCTAGCGATGTTATATATAGAAGACCTTTGTTGTGCATATTGTAATACGGTCTCTTGAATACTTCTATCTATGTTGAATTGTAGGTTGTCGCTAACTGCAGCGTTTAAATCCAACAAAACAGAAAATACCGAAGCATCATTAACGTTTTGAATTAAATCAGGATAATATGTCCTTACAAAATTTATTAGTTCTGTCCTTATTGATTGAAAATCTCTTGTTGTATAGGATATTTTTTTGTTTGACATATTATTTAAATATTAATAATTATGAAATCTGATGATTCAAAAGCACCATCGGTAATTATATAATCAATTTTAACCTTTGCGGTGTGTTCTTTCTCTGATATATTTGTGACTCTAAATTCTTTTTGACCATTTGTTACAACAGTACCAAATTCTTCATCTTCTGTTGATGCATCAAATACTTCTATTTTTGTTATTTTAACACCAGGAATATATTTTTCTGCAGATTGTCTTATTTCAGCCTCAATATCTGAAAATGTAGGACCATCCAATGGTTCGAATATGTATTCATATAATCTTGTTCCGAAATCAGGTAAAAAATATCTACTACCCTTTCTTGTTAATAATAGATGAATTAGATTAGTTCTAACTTCCTCATCTTTTGTTTCTGATAAATCCAAAAAATTACCCGTTAAAGAGTTCCTGAATGGAAAATTTATTCCGTATGTTGTTCCATTTGCCATA